ATCGCGCAAGGCTGATGTGCAAATCGCTGACATGTCCGCAAAAGAAACGCATAGATTGCGTGATGTCTACGTGAGGCAGGCGTCAAATCGTATTTAACGCTCGGATGGGCAAAACCACACTGATCGCAAACTATTCCCACGCTCCAGCCGACGTCCGCTCGAGCGGGTTCACGTTCGCTTAACCCTGTTTTGAGAGAAGTCGTTTCAGCCATCGTGGCCCTCACGGGGGTTGCGGTGGTCAGGCTCGGCGCGCTGTTCGTACCGGCGCGTCGGGCCGCTTCAGCACAACTTTACCACAAAACAGAACGCAAATCCGATCGCGACGATGCACGCGATCCACGCCAGTGCGCGGCCCATACTCAGAGGCGGCCGAGCAGCACCAAGATCAGGATGATGACCAGCACTACGCCAAGGATGCCGCCAACGCCGTAACCTTGGCCATAGAACGGCCCGCCACCCAATCCGCTGAAGCCGCCGAGCAGGAGAATGACGAGGATGATGAGGACGATTGTTCCGACCGACATGGCATCCCCCTATCGCACCAAATGCCCGAATAGCAGGCTGGCGAAATAGAACGCCATCGCAGCCCAACCGAGATGCACGCGGCCGAACACCGGACCGGGCAGGAACGCCGCCAAGCACGCGAGCACGAATGCGAAGACGATCAGGATGGTTCCGAGCATGGCACTCTCCTATGTGCGAGTCCGGGCCAGAGCGACGCCCCGACCCGGTAGCGACGCGGTTACGCGGCCGGCGTGTTCTCGACAACGGCCGCAGCCGCAGCCGCCGTGTTGGCATCGATCTTCGCGATGACGGCATCAATCGCCGCCGGGTCGCCGGTGGCCTTCGCGTCCTTGAGCTGCTGCGAGATGCCCTTGAGCAGCGTGACCACCGAGGCTTCCGCATCGGTGTTGCGCGCGACCGCCTTGTTGAGGTCTTCCATGCTAGCCATGATCTTCTCCAGTAGCTTGATGATGATTCCCATTTGCTTTTGCGCGACGATCGCCCAAGGCGGAATCTCGCTCCCGTGGCGTCGTTTGACATGTTTAGGCACGGTTCGCTCCGTTCGATCCGGCACGGCGGATCAGCGTGAACTCGACGCTCCACTCGTCACCTTCCTCAAACGTTTCAGGAAGCGTTTCGGGCAAGGCGTTGATGTAGATTTCTTCCGGCTGCGCTCCGACGTTGCGCGACAGGTGAATTCGGCGGATGCCGTTGTTCGGCACGGATGAGCGAACAATGAAAGTGAGCATCCCTACTTTATCATCCTCATCACCACGGCAATGAACGCGCCGAGACCGAACAGCAGGCCGAGGCCGCCGACGATCAGCGCCCACAGAGCCGCCTGACCGGCAGAGCGGCCGGCGCCAACGTCGCCAGATGACGTAAGCCTTGCGACCGTGGCATCCAGTTTTGCGAGGGTGATCGCCGTGGACGGGTCCGAAATGCTTGTCTTGCTTTCGATGATGGTCAGGCGATCCTTCATATCGGCGATCTTGTCTTCGATGCCTTTGAAGTTGGTCTTGTTCGTCTCGCCGAGCATTTTCAGTTGTTCTGAGACGCCTGCCTCGCTCTTGGTGATCGCAAGGGTGTTGGATTTGTTCTGCTCCCCGACGGCTTCCTTCGCGGCGGCAAACGCGGCATCGACTGCACTCTTGACATCCTTGGATGCTCTCTCGATCTGAGTATCGCGCTCCACCAATTGCGTTTTGATGCCATCGAACCTCACCATCGTGACTTCGCGCAGCGCGGTCACCTCGTGCTGCACGTCCATCGTCGTCGGCGTCCGATCGGCGAACGCCTGCAGCAACTGCAGCGCCTTATCCATCCCGTTGAGCCGGGTTTCGAGCAGCTCGCGCAGCCAGAAGTTCTCGCGGAGAACCTGTTGCGAGGAACGCTGCGTCGGATCCAAACCAATAGGAGGGATGCCGGTCGCGATGCGAAGCGCCCCATCGTCAGGATCGCTGAACGATGCGCCCGCGCTGTCGCGTGTCCGGCGCTGCGTCATCTAGTGATCTTCCGCGGCCTTGGCCTCGGGCGTGCCGTGGATGATCTTCGGATCGACCAGCTTCTCGGCCGGTGTGTTCTTCACGATCGCCCCGGCAATGGCCTCGGCGCCCTTGTTCGCCTCGGCCAGCGTTGCCTGCGCCCCCACGACATCGCCCTTCTTGAGTTTGTCGATCGCCGCGCCCGTCACGCCCTTGACGATGCCTACGATGCCGTCCTGAAGATCCTTTTTGAGCGATGTTTCCTTCACGAGGCCGAGCAGCTGTTCGCTGAGAAACCTGAACCACGCCATTGCCTTCTCCTATGTTGCGGTATCGCCGCGGTTCCTGCCGATTGGGCACAAAGGGGTGGGCGCGCAACGCACCCCCCGGCGGGGGCGGGGGGGCTTTCGGGAGGTTGCAGGAAGGGATAGCCTTAGATCAAACCTGTGAGGCGTGATGGCTACGCGCGACGATCTTCCGTGGTGGTTCGTCGGCTTCACCGTCGTGTTTACGGTGGTTGTCCTGTCCGCGGTCTTTTGGTTCGATCTATGGAGGTGCAAATGCCCGTAGCCGAGCAGCCGAAGCCTGATCCGAAAGAACCGAAACCGGAGCCGGAAAAGAAGCCGCACCCCTACGGTGAGGACACCCTGGGCAGGCGCACCTTTGACGGGCGCAGCTAGGGCGCCCGTATCGCCCACATGCCGCCGTAGACATCCATAGTGCTCACGCCAAATCCGGCTTGAACGACGCAAAAGTGGTTGGTCGAGCCGGCCAGGCTCGTGTAGTAGGCACCCATCGGCATACCGATATTCAGCAGCGTGGAGTTGGCGACGCCGGCGGTTGCCTGGATTTGGCTCGCATACTGGCCGACACCAGTCTGGATCGTCACCGTTGCGGTGCTGATCGACGAAGCGATATACGAAACGGTGGTAGTGGTTTGGGTTTTGAAGACCGGATTGCACCAGACCATCCAGTTCCCGGCGGTCAGGGTCATCGAGCAGAGGTCTTTTGGAGTGTTGTTCACCAGGTTGAGTGGTGAACCGGAAGTAACTGGCGTGCATTGGATTTTCTGTCCGACATCGCCGGCCGCGACCGCGAAGTTGGTCGACGAGCCCTGAATCGGTACGCCAGTCGTTCCACTGAGTGCGGCTATGCCGAGTCCAGCGCCCATTTTAGTGGCGCGGGCGAGATAAATGTTTCCGGTTCCCACATCGTTGAGAGCCAGAATGCCGGCACCCTTGGCATTAATCGACATAGGTTCGTCGGTGCCGGTCGACTGCGTGGAGAAATTCACGCCGTTACCAGCAGCTTGCGTTGTGATCCTGACCCCGGTCACGCTGGATGCCGCGTTCGAATCCACCTGCAGCGCAGGATTTGTCGCGCCTTGCCTGCCCACCGTCAGGGCGGTTGCACTCTGCGCCGTGTTCGTTTGCGTCCCGGCGATGGTCGTGTTGCGGAAAAGATTGATGTTGCCGGTAGAGACGTCAGCGATATTGAGCCCCTGCGAGCCCTTGGCGTTGAGCGAAAGACCTTCATTCGCGTTGGACGAGATTGCCGCAATGTTCACGCCACCACCAGCGGCAGCGCCGGCAGTTATCTTGACGCCGGTGGCAGCGTTGGCGGCGGAGGAGTCAACTTGCAAGCTCGGATTGGTGCCGCCATTCGGCCCAACCGCAAGAGCCGAACTGTTATTCGATGTGATATGATGGCGACCGTGGTTGTAGAGTCCAGTCGTGGCCGACGTCAGATTCGCCGTGCCGAGGAAGCCGGGACCAAAATTATTCGTGCTCAAACGAACGTTGGCAATACCCGCTCCGGTTTCGGAGTACGAGTAATCGTGCGTTCCGCCGACGGTCCCACCCGATGTCCACGCACTGTTGAACACCGAGCCGATAAGCTCGATATGCGTCGCGTCGATGATCTTGCACTGCCGCCAGCCGAGGTTTGCGTTCGTCGTTCCACCGACGCCCTCTACACGGCACGGAACGATCTCGTTAACAGTTCCCGGCCCCTGACCAATGGTCGCTGTGGAGGCGACGGTAAGGCGAATGACGCCTGCTGAGTTGACAGTGCCAAGCACTGCCATCGGGGCGCCGAAGGAGTTGAAGACGCGATTTCCCGACCAAATCGTGTCGCTGCCGTCGTCCACGTCCTTCCGCGTATTCGTTCCGTTGCAGCCCCCGAGCGTCAAGGTCGCCGTGTAGCGCATACAGTTGTCATAGACGACGTTGTCCGCAATGACGGCCGCGCCGCCATGAATGCCCTCGCCATCCATGTCCCAGACGCGATTGCCAACCACGATGCCGCGGCGGTCGAAGATCTCGATGCCGACCATGATCGTTCCGGTGTCGTCGACGCCAACACCGCTCGAGACCTCGTTGAATGCAATGGTGTTGCCCACACACTCGTAATCGCAGGCCGGAGGCACGAGCGTGCTCGTGCCAATGCCGCCTCCGAATCGCATGTTCTTGATCTTGTTGTTCGTGATGATCAGACGCTGGCCGACTGCGTTGATCCCGGAGCCGTCAAGGATATTGCCATCGATAATCGCACTCAACGGAGCGTTTGTAGCCGTGGCGAGAATGCTCTGCGTCTGGTGTCCCGAACCATACGGAGAGTTCATCTTGACGATGTTGTTGCGAATACGGACTTCCTGTCCGCCATTGATGCCAATGCCAATGTTCCCTTGATTAACGATCTTAACGTTCTCGATCAAAATACTTGTGTTGAAAGTGGAAATTGCAACGTTGTTGAGATTACCGTCCACGAACGAGTTGATCATGTCGATCGTCACGTCCGCGACGCAAACGTTCGTCTTGCTGATCGCAAAGATCATCTCGGTGTTGTTAGTCGCGGAGGTTCCGCGCAGCGTGAAGTTGCCCTTGATGCAGGTGTTATTCTGCAGCACAATGCTCGTACCGGACTGGATGATGCAGACGTGGCCGTCCTCTGCCGTCACGACGCCGCCGCCGGCCGCGTTAGCAGCCACGATCGCAGCGTTGAAAGCCGCGGTGTCGCTCGCCGAGCCGTTGCACGTCGCGTTGTAGGGGGCCGCCATCGCGTTGATGACCGTCCCTCCTACGTGGAGTCTATCGACGAGCGAAGCGAAGGGAATCGGCTGCACGACGCCGGGGGTGGGAGAGAGCCGTCCGAGAACGGTCTGCCCGGGCGCGTTCTGCATGAATGCCGGCAGGCCGGTGTTCTGGGCCTGCGCGAAAGTGACCGCGCCCAGCAGGATGCAGAGCGCGGCCAAGGCGGTACGGGGGGCATTTTTCATGACGGGCGGGACGGTGCGGGCGGGCCCCATGCGCCGCAACGCACCCGCTATTGCCTGGCGCGCTCCATCCGCTCGCGCTGTTCCGGCGTGGCGTACTGGTAGAAATCCCGCAGCGTCCGACCGCCCAGCCGGGTCTCGGGGAATAGGCTGGTGCGGATGTAGAACCGCTGCAGCCCGGGCGGGACGCCGAGCTGGGTCATACGCTCCTGCGCGCCGGCGATGTCGCCGCGCACGACCTGCTTGCGGATGTCGGGCAGATCGCGGTCGACCTGAAACTGGTGCATCTCGCGCGCGCGGTAGAGCTCGCCGACGGCCGGTCCGCCCGGCGCCCCCTTGGAGAAGGTCACGCCGGCGATCGGGCCGAATGCCTGCGCGGCGGCCACGTTGGCGTCGCCCTCGCCCTTCACGAGATCGGATGCGGCGGTGATCTGCCCCTCGGGGAATTGCGAGCCGGCCAGGTGCCCGGCGATGCGGCCGAGATTGAGCATGTATTTCGCGGGCGTGTCGGCGTTCGGGTCATAGACCTTGCGGCCGAATCCGCGGTCGTTGGCGAGGATCTGCCAGCCGGGCCGGGCGATCGTGCCGAGCTTGCGCCGCATCATGTCGAGCGGCCCGCTCATGTAGCCGACGAATTCCTCGCCGATCTTGCCGACCGGGTTGCGCATGTAGATCGCGGTGCCGTCCTTCGACGTGCCGATGCGGACGCGCTCAGCCTTGCCGGGCTCGTTCTCGGAGGTCACGGACAGCCGCTCCATGAAGTCGAACGGCTGCAACAGCGCCAGCGGATGCTCCTTCACGTGCTCGAGCGCCGCAGCCATCCGGTCGGCATAGCCCTTCATCTCCTCCGGCACCGTCCGGTCGGTGCGGATCACGTTGATGGTGCTCTGCAGCAAGGAATTGCCGATGTACATCAGGCCGACGTCCAGCGCGACGACGGCCATCGCCTTGCGGCGTGCGAGGGTTTTGGCATACGCCACTCCCTCGGCGGCCGCGGCGCCCGGCTCGGCGGCCTCGATCGATCCCCTGCCAAATCCGGCGTCACGCTCGATCTGCGCGATCACGTCCTTCGGCAGCCCGGTGAGCATGTCCTTCATCACGCCCAGGTTGCCCATGGTGAACGAGCGCGAGAACAGCAGCATGTTGGCGACCTTACGCGCGGCGTCGCTCATGGCCTCCTGCGGCAGCGCGCCGGCGTAGCGGTTGGCCCAATGCGCGGACACGCGCGCCGCAGTCTGGCGGTCGATCCCGCGCGCGACCATGTCGTCGCGGAAGTTCGCATAGAGCCCGGCCTGCAGGTCGGCGACGCGGTCCCACAGCAGGGTGTTGTGCCAGAAGTCGCCGGCCTTATCGATCGCGCGCCGCACCGCCACGCCGGCGCCCTCGTCGAACAGCCCCGGCACGGCGCCGAGCACCTTTGCGGTCCACGAGCGGCCGGGTGCGAGATCCGGCGCCTCCATGATCGACGTGATGTCCTGATTGAAGAAGCGCTTGCCGATCGGGACGAGGCCGGCGTCGATCGCCTCGCGCATCTGCACCACGTCGTTCTTGACGCGGTTGCCCTCGAAATAGACCTTGAACGTGAGCACCTTGCCCGGCATCGCCGGCATGGCGCGGCCCCACTCCACCGCGTTGTGGATCATCGGCGAATTCATGATCAGGCTCATGGTCTTCGCCTTGAGCGACATCATCGCGCCGTAGAGCGGGCCGGACCGCTGGGTCAGCACCGCCCGCAACGGCCCCTCGAAATCGCCGTGCACGTAGATCGGGACCTGCTCGAATACGGTATTGCCTTCGGCGTCCTTCACCACCTCGACGCCGCCGCCCTCCTTCTCCTTGAACTTCGGCCGCCAGGTGCGGAAGGCCGGATGATCGAGGGTGAACCATGTGCCCTCGGCGTTGGCCGGGATTCCGCCCTCGACCACGGTTTCGGTGCCGGTGCGCTTGCCGTAGTCCTTGACATTGTTGATCAGCGTGCGGCCGGCGATGGCGTCCTCGAGCTGCGCGGTCGCGAGCGGCAGGGCGCGGATGTCGCGCGCGATCCGCACGTCATCAACAAGCGCGTTGATCTCGTCGAGACTCTTGAGTTGTTCGGCGGCGCGCTGGCCGACCAGCCGTTTTGCCGCCGCCTCGGTCTCCTCGGCTGTCAGGTACATGCGCCGGTTCATCTGTCCGGTGCGCGTGCGCAGGTTGAGGCCGATGCCATTGAGCGGGATCGGGCCGCCGCGGTCGCTGCCGACCGCAACGTTCATCAGCATGCGCGGCGTGTAGGCCGGCAGGCCCTCGCCCTCGACCATGCCGAGATCCACCGCGCGTAGCCACGCGTTCTGCGCGCGTGCCTGCAACTGCTCGACGGCGGCGCGCTCGGCGGGGTCCAGCGTGACAAGGCCCTGATGCTCGCGGCTCTCGCCGAGTTGCCGCGCGACGCTTTCCTCGTCCGCCGCGTTCCACATGCGCGCGCGCGCCTCGGGTGTGAACGTCTTCGCGATCTGGTCGTCGATGCGCGACCACTCCCAGCGGTTTCGCCGCATCGTGTTGGCGAAGTCCTTGGCAATCGCCATGCTGTCGGTCGTGCCGCGCGCCATCGGGGCGAGCAGCATCTGCGTATCGCGGCCGATGTCGAGCAGGGTCTGCCCGGCATCGTGCACGGCGGTCATCAGCCGGCCGGGCGGCTGCGCGGGTGTCGCGGGCGCGGCGTCGACCGGCGGTTCGCTCGCCGCCGCGCTGAGGTTGCCCGGCCTGCCGCCGGTCTCGGTCAGCACTTCCTCCTCGGCCGCGGCGAGCTCGTATGGCCTCGGCTCGGTCGTGACATCGTGCCTCACGAACGCATCGGTCTGCGCGTCGTGCACCGCCTCGGCCGGGTGAATGCCGTCCTCCCGCCACGCGCGGCGCAGGTTGGCTTCTGTCGCCTCGCCGCCGAGCAATTCCGCGCCAGTCCTGAAATCCTCCTCTCTCGGCATCGTGCCGATCCGTTGTTCCTGCATCACGCCGTCGCGCATCACTGGGCGCGAGAAATGCGCACCGCCAGTGCTGCTTGGCCGCAGCGCCATCAGCGCCATCCCTGCAGCATCTCGTGCCTCGTCCAGCGGCATGCCGGTGAGTTTCGAGTATGGCTGCGCGATCGTTTCCGTGAGCGCGCCACCGAACGGCGCCAACGGCAGCATCGCAACGTCGAACAGGCCCTTGCCGACTCCGATGAACGTACCCGGGCCAGTCCATGCGCCACTCTCGCGACCGGCCTGATAGGCTTCCGAGAACGGATTCAGCCGCTCGTTGATCGAAGTAAGCTGTTCCAGAGTAGTATCGACCGCGTGCTTTCCGGCTTCCTTGCCGAGATCAAACGGGTAGCCAAGGATGTTGCGCAACACGAGCGCGCCGCTCGCGATGCGGTCGACGAACGCTCGCGGCGGACGATCATCCAGCGCGTCGAAGCCTTCGGCAACGCGGCCACCGCCAATGCCCATCTCCGCGTCGGAAAACTCGCGCTTCGGCGCTCCTATCCCCATTTCCTCGTCGGTGAATTCGGGCATCACGGCGTCTCCCACGCCCGGCCATTCCACTTGGCTTTGCCCTTCGGCAACTCATAAGTCTTTCCAATCACGCGCTTTTCTGGCGGCGGGATCGGAGGCGCGTTGACCGTCTCCACGCCAGTGATCGTCGTGCCCGGTGCCGTCAGGTTGATGCTCTTTTTTTCGGCCTGGATCTGTTTCTCGAATCCCTGCGCTTCCGACATCGACACATGATACTTCGGCACGAGCTTGCCGATGAAGTTCGGGCTGCTCGGGTCATAGATTTGATGCGGGTCCTTGCCCTGCTTGCGCAAATCTTCTTCCTGCCGACGCGCCTCCATCTCGAATGCGTACATGCGCTGCGAGCCCAGCGCCGAGTGCCCACCGAAGTCCATCGCGCCGTCGACCGACGCCGCGAAGCGCTTGAAGAATTCGCCGCGATCCTTTTCCAGCCGCGCGCCTTGTGGCGTGCGCGCGCTGGCAAATTCTCCGTTGAGGAATGTGAAGTCGGCGCGCGACAGCTTGCCGGCGCCGTAAGCCTCATAGATCGCCGTGTTGTCGGTCAGCCGCGTCTCGTCGGTCGCGCGCATCCGATTGAGCAGGTCCATCGTCGTGTTATGGCTCACGCGCGCTAGCGGCTCCGGCTTGTTGAGCTTATCCGTCAATATCTCGCCGTTGCGCACCATCTGGGCGAGCCGGCCGGGCTCGAGCGCGGCGCCGGGATGCGTCGCAAGCTCGCGCATCGTGGACCAGTAGTTATCCGGCAGCCGCGGCGGATCGCCCGCGTTCTGCGGCATGGTCGAGGCTTCAAGCGCATTGACCTTGACGTGAAAATCATTCTTCAGGTCATAGTCACGCTGCACGCGCGCCGCGCGGTTCTCCGACTCGTTCAGGCGCTGATAGTACTTCGCCGCCTGCGCGAGTTGCTTGAGCTCGGCGCCGTCCACATAGGGCGCATATTTCGGATCGCTCACCCACGGCGGCACCGTGCCGGTCTTTTCGATGTAGCCGAGCGCGGCCGACTTGATGATCGACTCCTTGCCGCGCTGCAAAATCTCCGAGCGCGCGCGCGCCGCGTCATGCGCGTTCAGGTTCGGGCTCGACGCCAGCACGCCCTCGGTGCCGCTCTCCATCGCGGCTAGCGAGAAATCAAGGCTCGACGGGTCCGAGCGCACCGTGTTCGAGAGCGAGTTGACCGTCTGCCGCTGGTTGACGACCGCAGCATGTCCCGCCATCGTGGACATGTCGGCCGTCGTCTTTTCGGTGAAGTGCTTGCGCAGCGCGTCGACATGCGCCGTGGCCCACTGCTGGCCCTTCTCGGTGTAGAATCCGGTTTCGCTGAATCTTTGCAGTTCCGGCTCGACGCTTTGCGCCATGAACCGCTGCGCGACAGTCGGATCGTTCGGATCGGCGTTCTTGACCGTGTTGTTCCACTCGGCGGTCTTCGCCGCCAGCATATTCGAGTAGGCGACCTGGCCCTGAATGATCTGCTGGTGATCGAGATACCGGACGGCCTCATTGCCAGCGGCCTCGATGGCGCTGCCGAACTGGCGTCCGGTCGCAGTGAGCAGGTGCCCCTTGAAATCGCCGAGTTGTCCGGTCTCGCGGCCGAGTTGCTGTGTCTCACTGCCGAGCTTTCCGGTCTCGCTGCCGAGCCGCTGCGTTTCGCGGCCAAGCCCCTTCGTCTCGCTGCCGAGCCGCTCGGTCTCGCGCCCAAGTCCCCGCGTCTCGCCGCCGAGCTTCTCGGTCTCGCGGCCGAGCCGATCCGTCTCGCGCGCGAGCGTCTCGGTCGCGCCGGCCTGCTGGTTGTAGAACGTTCCGATGCGGCGCGCGGTCGCGGCGCGCGCTTCAACGCCTGTCTCGGTCGGCCTCAACCCGATGTCGCCGGCGTCGAATGGCTTGAGCTGCGGCATCAGGAATCCTCACTCATGGAGAGGCTCCCCCGCCCTCTGATCCGCCCATCGCGCCGATCGCGGGTAACGCCAACAGGCTCGCCCCGCCGGTGAATGGCGCGAGACCTATCGATGCGATGGCGGCGACACCCTTGATCGCGCTGGAAATGAAGCTGCCGGTGGCGGCCTCCTTGCCGGCCGAAATCGTTCCCTGCGCCAGAATGTCGGTTTGAGTGGCGAGGCGCTCCTGGCCCATCGCGATCTCGTCGGTGCGGTTGGCGATGTCCATCTCCCGATTGGCGATCAGGTCGGTGCGGTTGGCGATGTCCATCTGCCGGCCCGCAATCAGATCGGTGCGGTCGGCGAGGCCCATCTGGCGGCCCGCAATGATGTCGGTGCGATCGGCAATCGCGTACTCGCCCGCTGCGGTCGCGCGGCCCGCCGCCGCCATCGTCTCGTAGGATTTCGCCTGCTCCTCGAAGCCGGCCTCAGTGATCCCGCCCTGCGCGATCAGGACGTTGCGTGCGAGCGCGCCTTGCGAAGCGCTGCTGGCGATCACGTCAAGCGCGCTGCCGCTCTGCGTGAGCCCGCCGCCCGCCACGCTGGCCTTGACGCCGCCGATGGTCTGCAAGACCTGGCGGTCCAGTTGCGACGTCTTGATCCGCGTGCTCGCCTCGGTGAAGGCAATGTTCTGTCGCGCGAGGCCGGCAGCGAGATCGTAGTTCGATGCTTCGGCGATGTCGCCCGCCGCCTTAAGCCGCATGCTCTCCGCGGTCAGCCGCGTGCCTTCCGCTCCGATCCGCACGCCCTCCGCGCCGATCTTCGTCCCTTCGGCGCCTATCCGCGTTCCTTCCGCACCGATGCGCGTGCCTTCGGCACCGATCCGGGTGCCCTCGGCACCAATGCGCGTGCCCTGCGCCTGAAGGCGTAGCCCGCCCGCGCTGATGTTGAGGCCCTGCGCCTTCAGGCCCGCCTGTGTCGTCGCCGCGAACCCGGCAAACAGGTCGTTCACCGCTCCGCCGAGATTGGAAAATGTCGATGCGCTGAGTGCCATGGCTACACATCCTGCGTCTTGATGAACCCACCGATCGCGGTGAGCACGCACGGATAGGGCCGCGTGATCTGCCAGGACAGCCGCCCGTCAGTCGAATACTCGTCCGCGATCGTGTCGCGATGCACGCCAGAAAAGGTCTGCAGGATCGTCAGTTGCGTCCCGCCGCCGGTCCTGAAAACGATCGGGTGCATCGCGGTGAAGTTCGTCCCGATCCTGATGCTGCCCGACACGGCGGTCACGAGCTGGATCGCGAACCATTCGTGCCGCCGCGTCTTGCCGAACGCCGGGCCGATCCGCGCTCCGGTCTCAGCCGGCGCATTCGGCCGCAGCAACTGCCCCTGCGAGGTATAGGTGAAGCCGACCAGCGCCGCCTTGAATTCGAGACTGGCGAAATAAGCCGGCGTGAGCAGTCCCCGCGCGGTGCCGTCGGGATCGACGCCGTTGCCCCAGGGCACCACGATCTTGCCACCCGATACCGTGTAGTCGCCGCAGTCGAGCCCGCCGATCCACGCCGAGACGTTCTTGCCCTCGAGATAATGGAACCCGTAGACGGTCAGCGCCGTGTCATCCTCCGTGTACGACGTCGACAGAAACGCATTGTCGAGAAACCAGGCGCCAGTAAGTGCCTTGGACTCGTCGAACATGTCGGTGAGCATCTCGACATGATGCGTACCTGTCGCCGCGTCGAATGTGACCATCATCAGGGTGTCGAGGTCTCCGTTGCGCGAACCGCTCTGACAGATCCTCGCGATCACGCGCCCGGAGCCGAGCACATGGCGGTGCCAGCCGGCAAACTGCGGACCCTGCGCCGAGTTCAGGTTCTCGCGCTTATAGGTCACGCCCTTGAGCGATCCGTCGGCCATGCGCGCCCACAGGATCGGCGCGAGCTCGCGCTGATACGCGATCTGGAGCACGCCGCTCGTCGTCAGGTGCTTTGCCGTATCGGTCAGGTTCGGCGCCGCGAGCCGGCCGCTGAAAACGTCGGGGAAATACTCCATCACCTTGCGGCCATAGCGCTGCACGAACACCACCGTCGCGCCTGCCTCGGCCGGCTCGATGTCGGCGCAGCCGATCTTGGTCACGCGGCGCGCCTGGACGCTCGTGGGCGTCAGCGGAAGATCGGCCGTGCTCGCGCGCACCAGCCATTCGCCGCCCTGCGAGCCGCACAGGAGGCCCTGCGGGTGGCTCAGCATCCAGAAGATCGGGTTGATGTCGTTGGCGGCAAACGTCGCCGAGATCGCATTCGCGTCCGTCACTGTGCCGTCCGACTCCGTCGGCGAGAACAGGAATTTCTGCCCGGCCACACTGCTGTCGATCCGGTTCGGGATCACGCCGCCGAGCCAGAGCCGCCCTTCGTGATAGCACCCGAACGTCGGCCAGCCGAACGTGTTGCTATAGAGACCGAGTCTCCATTTCGTATAAACCGTGCCAGAAACGCGGTAGAGCGGTTGATTAGGGGGGCCGCTGAACACGCCGAAGAATGTCACCGGATCGGATATGGCGGTGATTGTCAGCATGTGCCAGCACGATGCCTGCGACGGCGCGACCGGCAGCCATGCCGTCGCATCCGTGCCGGGCGCCGGCGCGAGCGCCGGTCCGGCCGGGATATAGGACCAGAACGAGCCGTCGGTCGCCGTGACCAGCGTGTTCTTGGTGTAATTCGTCGCCGCATTGTAGGGCGGCGGCGTCGAATAGACGCGGACGTAGCGCCCGATGTCGGCCGTCACCAAGCCCGTGCCGCGCGCATCGGGATATGGTCCCTGGATGACGAAAACCTGGGTGACGAGATCCGGCAGGATCGTGCCTGCGAGAAGCGTGGACTCGTTTGCATCGAGATAGGGGCCGTCGATAAAGTCCAAGACGCTGATCGAGAACGAGGCAAATGTCGTTGGAGTCGGCTGCTCGACTATCTGAACCTGGCGAGGGTGAATCGTGGAACTGAGCAGGATCGCGGAGGTGTCGGCATTCACCAGCCGCAGCGAGTCGATCTGCGCGAAGGTGGCATAGGGTGTCGTGTATTGCTGCATGACGCGCACGACCGGGCTCGTCGGCGGGGAGCCGAGCGTGGACCCGTTGAACGGCGCGCTGGTGATCGAATCGGCGATGGTAAACGTGGTCGGGCTCACCACCGTGACGAGGAAAATGCGGTTGAAAAGCTGACCCCAATTATTGGTCCCGAGCCCATCGATGAGCACGCTCTGCCCGGTAGTCATGCCGTGCGCCAGCGAGGTCGTGACCAGCGCCGGAGTAGCGCTCGAAATGCTCACTACCGGATTAACAAAATTGGTAAATGCCAACGCCGAGCCGGCCCAAACCCGCATAACGTCCGGGGTGAATTCGAACGTGTAGGGAAAACGCTTCGCAAACTCGAACGTCAGCAGGTTCGCGAATACGCCGAGGCGCGTCGACCCGCAATGAAGCGTGCCCTGCCGCCGCACCCATGAGCCCGTCTCGATCGGATAGCCGTTGAGGCAGACGTTCATCGCGGAGCGGTAGTCCGGCCGGTCCACCCGCCCCTGCATGAACGGCGACCACTCGCCGCCGAGAAATGATGCCTGAATATAATTTGCCTCACCCATGGGCTAGGCTCGGCAGGCGATGAAGTCGTCCAGCGGAGGCTCGAACGGGCCGGTCTCGATCGCGTTGATCAGGCGCGCTTCGGACATGAAACCCCTGTAGAGCATGCCGATGCTCTGCAGTTTCGAGTCCGACTGCGTGAGCGGCTCGCAGACCGCGAGCGCGACGCGCGCTGCCAGCCCCTCGCAGAACATCTCGTCCATCATCGTGACGTCGGTAATGTCGGCGGCAAAGCGCAGCATGAGCGGGCCGGACTCGGCCGAGACGATGAACTTCGACTCGAACCGCCAGTCGTTGTTGGGAAGATTTCCGGGCGCGCCCAGCCACGAAATCGATCCCGACTTTGGGTCGATCGGCGCCTGGCGCAGGAAGTTGCCGGGCAGCCAGAACACGTTGCGGTTCTGCGTCTGCACGTTCGGCCCGGTATTGATCGGATAGATGATCGGCAGCGGATTGAGCACCGCCGCGATCGGCATCCAGTTGAACGAGCCGACGCCCGAGGTGATGACCGTCGTCCACGGATTGAGGTTGCCGGTGTTCTGCCACTTGGTGCCGTCGTCGATGCTCGGATCGTTTCCGATATTGCCGTTGATCAGCGAGGTGTAGATGAAGCCGTCGGAGGCGCCGACCGAATTGCCGATCGCGTAGGTCGTGATGGCGGACCACAACGCCGGCGCCGCGCTCGGCGTATTGCCGGCGTTGAAGTCGATCAGGCTCTGATAGTTGACCGCGCTGTGAACGACGACCTGCGTCTTCCGATAGGTGACGGTTGCGTCGTAGGTCTTCACCGTGCGCGGATCGTCAGCATTGTCGTTGATCAGCGATCGGTAGACCTGCGTCCGATGATTGGCCGCCACCGTGTAGACGAGATCGGAAACCGAATATGTTTCGCTGCTGCTGTAGAGATCGGCGGTCAGCGGCCCGTAATAGGGCTCGAACAGGCTGCCGACGCCGGGCTGGCTATCGAGGTTGTTGCTCCAGACCGACGACCAGATCGAGCCGGTGACGTCGGCGACGAGCTCGCCGAAGCCGTAGTTCGTCAGGCTTGACCAGAGCAGCGGATCGACGCGCGCCGTGGTCGGCGTGACCGCGCGCAGCCTCGCCTCGCGGATCGAGAACCGCCACACGTTGCGGCGCAGTTCGGCGCGGCGCAGCTTGTCGTAGACGAACGCCGTCTCGAGCGCCTGCTTGCTGTCTTCCTGAAAGCCGAGCGTGGCGTCGATGCGCGGGGCACCGCAATGCTGCAGCGCACGGTTGGCGATGTCGATCGGGGCATTGAAGGAAAGCGCCATGGCGCCGGGACGATGCGGACCGCCCTATGATGCCGCAACGCACCCTTATTCGACGCCGGTGGGTATCCGGGTGATTTCGACGTAGTTGGCCGTGAACCCGGTAATCACCACGCGATAGCTGCCGGGCGGCAGCGAGATGGTCTGCTGTCCGGCCACGGCCACGATCTGGGTGATGCGCCCCGTGTAGGTCGTGCCGTCCGGGCCGAGCTTCTGCAGGTCGATGGTGCCGGCGCCGGTCGATTTGGTCTCGATCCAGTAGCTGCCGCCACGCAGGGTGAACGTCGCCGTCGTCGACGGGGCGATGTTGGAAAAGATGACCTGTTCTTGCCTGTTGAATATGGTCATGCCGGTGCCGCGATTGCCGCCCAGACGGTCGGGATCGGACCAGTATGGCCGTGGTTGCCGAGCAGAAGGTCGGCGGTGTTCGCCGCGGCATTGACCGCCGTGATGTAGGCCACATCGGCGTCGGCGATTGCCACCTTGTAGGCCGCATAGTTCGCCGCGACCCAGCCGTAGGTCGCGAAGGCGGAGGCATAGCTTGCCTGGCGCGTTGCGGCCGCCGTTGCGACGGCGTTCTGGAAGACGATTTCAGCGGCGAGTGCCATGGCGCTACCCTGCTACGTCGAACCCTGCGGCGACGACCTGTTGCTGGTTCTCGAAGAACCGCTCGAACGCCTCGATCGCCTTGAGCACCTCGACCTTCTTCGGCGTCACGCCGTCGAGGATGCGGAGCTCGAACAGCGCGGTCGAGGCGGATGAAGTCCCGACGGTGAAGTCGGAATACTTGGTGCCTTCGACGCCGCGGGCGATTGCGACAAAGTGATCGGCCATAGTGCTCTCCTAGCTGACCCGCAGCGCCTGATCGAGCGCGGCGGCGAACGCCTGCTGGATCTTGCCCGGGGTGTTGATCGTCGCCCGGTCGTAGTAGACGACGAAGGCCGGCGCGAGCTGCGCCAGCACCGCCGTCTGGGCGTTGTTGACCGCCGTCACATGCGCCTGCGTCGGGCTCGCCCCGTCGGCCACCAGCGTGGCCAGCGCGGGAGTGAGGACCGCGATGGCCTCCTCCAGCGCGCCGAGCCCGCCGACGCTTGCACCGGCCGCAGCAGTGACCGTAAGACGCGCCATGGTTCAGTCCGTGTAATCGACGGTCATGCCCCACATCGCAGCGCCGGTCGTGATCGCGGTGCCGATCGTGCCGACGATGTCGAAGAACCCGCCCGGGTCCGCGGTGAGGCCGACGGCCTGCCACAGCGGCATGTTGCGCTTGTCGATGGTGTTCGTGCCGCTCTCGTTGACCACGTTGGTCGGCTGCGACAGCGAGGTGACGGCAACCGCCGAGGCGAAGAAGTCCTGATCGATGGCGTTCGCGGCGAGCAGGGCGGTGGGCTTACCGCCCACGCCGTCGGTCGCGTAGTAGACGCCGATGTCGAGCGTGCCGGCCGCCTGCGCCTGCGACTCGAAATCGATCCGCTTGATCTTCGCGTTCGAAGGCACGCGCACGAACTGGTAGGTGGCGTCCTGCGAGCCCGAGGCGACCGTGGTGCAAAAGGCGGATACCGACTTGAGCGGCGCGGCCGCACCCTCTCCCGCCGTGTTCGACACGATCGGCGAGGCGTCGAGGTTGGTGACGACGAGCGATTTGACGTGATCGACTGCCATGGGGGGCCTCCTTTACGGCGTCACATCGGCTGCGGCCGAGGTGTCGGCGCAGAGACATTGCAGAAGCCGCCCGGGCTCAAGTCGCGTCGCGCCCGAGGACATCATCGTGTAGATCTGGTAGGGCAGGCCCGAGAGGTCCTTGCGCCGGTCGACGTCGTTCTCGGTGTCCTTCCAGATGCCGAGGTAGAGGCCCGACTTCACGAGCGGGATGTTCATGCGGACGTTCGTCGTGGACTGGCCGAGGCGCTCCGAATAGACGATGTCGAAGCCGAGGAAGCGCGTGACACGGCCCTCCTGCAGCACCGGCCGGTCGGAAAACTCGGTCGAGACCACCTGCACCTGGTTGAGCAGATCGCTCTCGCCCTGGCTGTTCGTCACCCAGGTCATCGTCTCGGATTCGACGTCGACCTGCAGTTTGCGGAACGCGCGCTTGGCCTCGATCATCTTCGCAACGGTGAGGCCGGAGGCCGCCGCCGAGCCGAAGGTCGACGGGATCTGGAAGCCCGCGCTGGTGACGGTCGAGCCGGTGTTGAAGGTCTCCGGCGAGAGGCCGCCCACGTCCGTGCCGATCTGCGCGGTCGCGAAGGCGGCCAGGATCAAGCGGTCGTCCCATTCGCGCGCGACGGCCGCGGCGGCAACGTCGGAATACTGCGACGTCGGCTCGATCGCGGTCTTGAGCTTATCGAACGTGTCGATGAGCTGGTTGGCGTCCTTGTCGACCGGGAACACCCAGCGCCGGGTGAAATCGACGTCCTGACGGCCGATCGGGGCAAAGCGGCCCTGCGGCGTCTTCATCTGGATCGCGCCGATGTACTGCACCGGCGAGGCCTGTTTGCCGACGTGCTGACCCTCCATCACGCGGCCGCGCAGCTTCGACTGGCGCTGCTGCAGCTTGACCGCGAGCACGGTGGAGAATTGCGTCGTGAAAAGTTTGGGCAGATTCTCGGACATGGCTATCCCGCCGATTGAGGTGGACCGAACGTCAGCGGTCTTGTCCGTGCGAGGAATCGCGCGGAGACCATCAACTTTCGGCCTTGTCCTTGAACGGGAGGCCGTCACTGCCCGGAAATGGCTTGATCCCTTGCGGGAGCCGGTACGCCCGGATGTTGCACGTGAAACCTACGCAGAGTGGGGCGGAGCTCGCAACGCACCGTCCTTCATTTCTTCCTTACGTGCTTCGCCAGCCGGCTGATTTTCCGGCCCTTGTCGGCGTGCAGATATTCGCGCGCGACGTTCTGCGGCATCGGTTTCTTGCCGCTCGCGCGCAGCTTGCGCCGACCCGCCGCTGTCATCGACAACCCGGCGAACCCGTGCTGCGCCTGGGATTCACTCGCCATCGAGGCTGAGTTTGCGCTTGCCGAGCGCCGCCTTCGCGGCCTCGAAGCGGCGCAGGGTGTCCGGGTTCTGCAGCGTGGCCTGCAGCCCGCCCTTGTGCGGGTGCGCGCAGATGCTGCCGCTGATGATGCACTTGCCGGCCACAGCACAGGCGTCCGGACAGTTCTTGACGGTCAGGCCCGCGAATTCCACCGGCATCTTCGGGGCTGCCCGCAGCGGGCGGCCGCGGCGCCTGTTGGCGCGGGCGTGCCGCTTCTTCTTCACTGCCGGCGGTGCTTCGGCCGGCGTCTCGGTCATGCTCATGCGGCCTCCGGCGTGATCTGCCGCGTCAGGGCCTCCCACTCAGCCCGAGCCGCCGGATCGCCGGAGGTCAGGCGCTTGCCCCACGCCGCATCGTTCATCAGTTCGTTCAGCTTCGACTGCGCGCCCTCGCGCGTGGTCGGATGGCCGCCCGGCCCGCGGCTGCCGTCGTGCCAGGTGTCCTCGCTGGTGCCGGCGCCGATCTTGCGCATCGCCTCCATCACGGCGGAATAGCCGATCTGCTTTTCGAGCGACGCGACCGCCTCGGGCGTGATGCCGAGCCGGCGCGCGCCCTCCATCGCCTTGAGGTGATTGTAGTCGTAGTTCGGGCCCCAGCTTTTTTTCAGCGCGTTCTTTTCCTCGTCGAGCTTCGCGGTGGCGACCGTCAACTCGGCCGAGTCGGCGTCCTCGAGGAACTTGAGGATCGGCTTTGCCACCTCGGCCGCAGCGTCCTTCGGCACGCGCCCCTTTTGCAGCGCAGCACGCATCGCATCGGCAAACGCCGGATCGAGGTCCGCGCCGGCGAACTTCAGGCCGGTCAGGTCGTAGTCCTTGGCCTCCTTCGGCACGCCGAGCCGCTGGTAGACGCCGTCCCAGCCGGCCACGTCCTCGGCCTTTTCCGGCAGGCGCAGAATGCGATCCGCCGGCACGCCGATGTGCTTTTCCAAGCTCCGGTACTGCTCGGTCAGCTTGGCGGCGAAGTCCTTCGGGTTCTCGAGCGGCAGGCCCTTGTTCTGCCAGAAGCCGAGCGTCTCGGCCTCGATGCCGTTGTGCCACGGCGGGGCCTGCTGCTGTTGCTGTTGCTGCTGTTCGCCTTCAGCCATGGCGTTTCGCCTCCTTCGCGGCGTCCGCCGCCTCCTTGGCGGATTCCGCCGCCTCGGCGGCAGCGTCCGCCTCGTTGTACGGCTTCAGCAGCCCGGCGAGCTCGGCCGAGTCCTCGACCATCGTCTTTGGCCGCCCGTGCTCGCGCAGGTGCTGTTCGAGCTTGCGCGCGGTGCAAAGCAGCAGCTTCATCTCGTCACTGACTTCTGGCTTCTTCGACATGGCTTTCTCCTTCAAGTCGACGGGTGTGGAGGACAACGAGTTCTTCGGGGGTCAGTTCGATGAAATTCATCACGCGCAGGTAGACCTGCCGGCGGCCTTCCATCACCAGCGACAGATCGCGGTCGCCGCGTATTACGCAGGTCTCGCGCGCATGGCAGAACCTCGCGAGATCGACGAAGGCCGGCAGCGCGCGCGCGTTCTCGCCGAACGCTGCCTGATAGGCGGCCTTCCATTCGGAGAAATATCGCAGCGCCTCGTCGGGGGTCATGCTGCTACACCGCCGCCGCCGCCCATCGGAACGCCGAGCGCCTTGGCCTCAACGGCGCGCGCCTTGATCATCGCAGCCTGCGCCGGCGCTGCCTGGATCTGCTCCTGCCGCTGCTGCGCCTGCGCGCGCGCCTTGCCCTTGGCGGCGATCTGTTTCTCGTCCGCCATCCAGCGCTCGGGCACGTTCTGGATGCGCGCGATCTCGGGGATGGCGACCGCGAAGTTGAGCGGGTCGAGCAGGCTCTGGTCCTGCGTGACGTTGACCATCTCGCGCAGTTGCTCGAGCAGCCGCAGGAAGCCGGCCGCCTCGTTCGACCGCGCGGCGAGCGCCAGCGGCGAGGTGTCCGTGATGGCGTATTGGCCCATCGCCTCCATGAGCCGCGGCGGAATCGGCTCCAGCATCTGCATCTCGGCGAGCAGATCGAGCTCGCGCTCCACCAGTCCTCCGACATATTCGGTGTGCTGCCGGCCGAGCGTCGGCGCCACCAGCATGCCCTTCTCGTTGACCAGTTCGATCACCTGCGTCGCGGTCATGTTCGGATGCTCGGAAAGCACCTTGAACAGCGAGACGAGGAACACGTCGTCGATGATGCCGCGCTCCTCGCCCATCATCTTCTCGGTGATCTGGATGTTGCCGGTCGGCAGCGGGTGCACCAGCACCTTGCCGTCGGAGGTCACGCCGCCGGGATTGAGCGCGCCGGGGCGCAGGTTCATCCCGACAATGCCGTCGTCGGCGAGCAGGAGCACCGGATCCGCGGCGCGGTGCCCGGACTTGAGGAACACCGCCTTTTCGGCGTTGAGCGTCTTGAGCGAGGGCAGCACGATCATCGCCGGGCCGCGGCCATACACCTCGCCGGGCGTCTGGTCGTAGCGCGAGATCGCATAGGGAAACTTGCGATAGCCGCCCTCCGGCTGCATCAGGCAACGCCCCTCGATCGAGACGTAGTGCGAGGAGAACGGCATCCGGCGCTGGTCGAGCGCCTCGGGGTCGTAGTCGTCCTCGCGGCGCGGCCGCACGCAATGCAGGAAGTTATAGGGCCACTGGCTCTCCTGCTGCAGCGGGCCGATCAGGTTCTGCGGCAGCGCGTCGATGCCCCACTTCTGCACCGCCTGGTAGGCGGTCAGGCGGAACCAGCGGATGATCCGGTCGACCTTGCCCTGGTGGTTCTCGCCGTAGAAGGTCTCGCCGAGCGGCACCGCCTTGTAGCGCAGGCCCCGGCTGCCGAGGTGCCAGCGGTTGTCGAGCTTGTCGACGAACATGTTGGAATTGCCGAACGCGCCGAGCGACTGCCAGTTGTTGTAGTTCTGCGCCGCGAAATTCGCGTTCGCCGCATAGCGCTGGTCGAACAGCAGTTGCGTCGTGTTCTCGAACCATAGCCGCGTCGGCCGGTCCTTCATCACGTACTCGTCGCTCTGTAGCCCGTGCCACTTCATGTTGCGCGGCGTCACCAGCGATTCCGCGATGGCGCAGAAACGGTGCAGCGCGAGCGCTCCCGTCGCGTCGACCTGCTGCTGGGTCTTCTTCTGGCCCGGCCAGTTGTAGCTCTGATAGAAGAACGTGTTGCGCGACGTCGGCAGGATGAGCTCCGCCACCTCCTCCCAATGCTGCGCCGTCGTGTTGCGCCATGTCTGTTTTTGCGCGAAGTCGCGCAGGATGTCGGTGACGATCGTGGCCTCGCGATCGGAGATCACGCGCGACGGCCCAGTCGGCAGCGTCGAGGGGTCGTATGGCGCTAGGCTAGTGTAGGCGCTTGGCATCGGGGTCCTGCGGGTCCATCGTCGGATCCAGCCGATGGTCGGCGACCACCCACTTCTTCACCGCGATGAACAGCTGCTCGCGGTCGCTGTCGTCGAGCTTGAGCGCATCGGCCAGCCGGCGGAAATCGTCGCGCAACTCGATCTCGTTGCGATAGAGCACCTCCTGCCGCTCGATCCGGCCATCGCGCTGCACGACATCGGCGACGATCGCGCCCGACTTCGCCACCCGGCCAGCGCTCGACAGGAACGGCGCCGAGATCGACTCGAAGCCCGGGAATGCGACCTTGAGCAAGGTGAGCAGCTGCTCATCGTAGTTGTGGGCGAGCACTGACAGCAGCACGGCCGCGGTCTTCCCGCGCGCCGCGACCAGCGCCCGCGCCTGCCAGGTCGCCATCAGGTCGAACGCGAGCCGGGTCACGAGGTCTTCACGCACCCTGTCCATACGCCCTCCCGAACAGCGCCATGGTGGCGGGCGAGCCGGGAAGCCCGGTCAGCGCGCGCTGGTGTTCCTCCTGCATGCGCTTCTTGCGCTCCTCCTCGGTCATGTCCTTGACCTGATCGCGCAGCACGCCGCCGAGCCCGAGCGCGTCCGCGGCGGGGGACAGTCCGGGCATTCGCTGATCTACGGGCATGGCGGGACGGTGCGTCCGGCCGGACGGGAGCCGCAACGCACCATCAGGTTCCGGCGAACACGTCGAACTCCGTGCCCTCCGCGACCTGCCCGCGCGCCGCGGCCACGGCAACCCCGCCCAACTGCACCGCGCGCCCGAACCGCTTTCCCATCAGGGCAATGCGGGTCGCCGACATCAGGTCGTCCTTGATCTTCACGATCATCCCGTCCTTGCGGTGATAGAACCGCCGCTCCTCGAACCAGTCCGAAAGGTGCGAGGCAACCTTCAGCCGGCCGGTCTGCTCGCGCTCCTGCCACTCCATGATGCCCGCCTCGGTCGAGATCGAACCGTCCGGCCAGGTCGCGTGCTGGCCCAGCATCACCAGCCCCTCGGCCTTGTAGAGCTTCGCGATCGGCTCGCCGGTGCCCTTCTCGCGATCGCCGGCGTCCTTCGGCCACGCCACCGGCACCGCAGCCCCGATCGGCTTCATCGCCTTGGCGTGCATGATCGGCAGCGCGTCGGCCATCCGCACACAATGGTGGACGTGCACCACGTCGTTGTCCCGGTCCCACAGCACCAGCACCGCGGCGAACGGATGCCCGATGCCGATGTCGATGCCCCACAGCTTCAGCCAGTGCGGCGGCACGTAGGTCAACGCCGCCTCGCGGATACCCTCCTCCGGCACAAGGAAAATCCGCCCCGAGCCCAGCACCGGCACGCCCCGCGCGCGCGCCTCCCGCTCGTGCGGCAGGTACCCGGCAATGATCTTCTCCCGCTCCGCGACCGGGATGTGCTCGGCATCCTCGATCGTCATCATCACAACGCCGCGATCCGCCGACGCCTCGTCGAGAAATCGGATCACCACCGACGACCGCCCCTTGAGCGGCGTGAACGTCATGAACGCAATACCGCCGGTCGCCACCGTCCGGGTCAGAAACTCCGCGTACACGTCCTCCGGCGGCTCCTCGTCGGCCCACCCCCAGTCGATCGACTCGCCCTGGAACTTGGCCCGTCCCTGCTCGTAGGACTTGAACCGCGCAACCGAGATGCCGCCCGACTTGTGCCGCACCTGGATCGTGTCGTAGGCGTCCGTCACCCCGCGCGCCAGCGACGGCCGGTCGGTGAACGCATCCTTCGGGATCATCCCGGCGCCGAACATCTCCTCGACGCCAGGCTCCCCGCAGAGCTTCTTCTGCTGCACGTCGCGCACCACCAGCGACGTCTCGCCCGCAATCCACCCCTTGGTCGGATGATCGAACCGCCGGCCGTTCCACCAGCGCGGATACTCTCCCGTCAGGTGGCACGTCGCCTCGAACGCGCCGGCGTGCGTCTTGCCGTTCTGGTTCCCCGCGATCAGCAGCCGCTCGCGCTTGCCCGCCCCCATCGCATAAAATTCGGCCTGCTTGCGGTACGGCACGAAAAAATCAAACTGCCGGAACTTCTTGCGGTAGGCCGCCGCCTCCAGCGTCTCGAGGATCTCCCGGAGCTCGGCATCGCTGCGCACCGCGGTGCTATCCGCCATCGCGCGGCTCGTGCTCGATCACCACCGCCCCCGGCGCCGCGTTCGGCCCCAGCAGCTTCGCCGCGTCCACCCCCAGCACCCCAGCCAATTCCTTGATCCGCTCCAGCATCACTACCCCGGTCCGGTCAGTATGGCTGACCGAAACATGGTGCTCGGTCTTCTCGTGCAGCCCTACCCGGTTCGCGATCATTTCCGCAGCCCGCAAATGCTGCGGATGCTTCGGATTTGCCGCCGTCCGCAGCAGCACCGCGCTCGCCAGGATCGGCCCAACCCCGAAAAGCTGCGACCGCCCCACCTCAAAAACCGCTGCCTCGACCCTCGGATTGCGCAGCAAATGGTGCGCACGCACCTTCGCCGCACCACCAGTGTCGGAATACCCCGCCGCCCGCGCCCAACTCGCCGCGCTCCCAAACGGGTCCGCCGCCATCGCCAGCACAAATCGCCGAGGTTTCGGCCCTAAAGCCAGCATCGCAGGACCGTAACCCGAAAGATCTTCAACTTCGTCCATGCCCGAGCGGCATAATGCGTTACTGGTTGGTCGCAACGCACCAAAGCCGCGTAGCCGATAAATCCCTCAACCGACTATATTTTCCAGAAAAGCCGCGAAAAAGGGTGGGGACCTCGATCTACAGAGAGAGATCCGTTGTCGGGGGTACCCCCACCCTACCCCCGGTCTATTTCGTCAACGAATTCAACGACGCGCCCTCGAGCCTGGCAGCACCGCATCGCGCGCGCGGCATCCACGCTCAGGCCTCTAGAGTGAGGATGACTGCTAACACATTGATATATCTACGTGCGACATACTGCACGAGTATATCGGTCGCGATCGGTGCATATTGCTGCGGTGCAACTCGTTACTGCACTGCATTGCACAATGAGGTGTTTCGCGTGGTGCTACGCGTGGTGCTCATTGCAGCGTCTGATCGTGCGTTTGCGGTGCTGCTCGAGGTGCTGGCGTGTCGTGGCACTGGGTGCGGCGCGGCAGTATAAGATATATGCTGTAGCCGGACCCAGTGCCAATCATCAACCCAGTGCCAGCTTGCGGCGTCGGAACCATGTGCGCCGGCTGATGCCGAGCGCTTGCCACGGCTTGCGCTTGCGGAATTGTGCGAGGTATTCGGCGCGCGGCTTGGCGCCTTGTTCCCGTCGGCATTCTTCCTTGGCTTGGCGCGCGCGTTCCTGCCGATCGTGCCAGCGCTGTGACTTTGGCTTGTCGACGCTGCCGATCGTGGTGATTTTGAGCGTGGTTCTGTCGGCATAGGTGAGGCGCAAGCGCCATGCGAGCTTGTCTGCGCGCCAGCGCCGCGGCTTGGCGATAGTGTCAATCAGGAGTGCCTTGCATTCGGCGATCGGCATCCACGGGCAACGCAGCTCGAGGAACCCCATGACGCGCTTGCGCGGGTCTCCGGACATTGCGGCCAGGTGGTGCGCCATGATGGCGGCATCATCTCGGCCGGCGTCATCATCGGGCAGCACTTCGCCATAGCGGCAGGTGAACAGGCGCGAGAGCTCGGAGACGCGCAGTGCGGCTATGCTAGGCCTTGGTTGCGCGCGGCCGCGGCGCTTGCCTTTGAATTTGAGATTGGCGCGGCGGAGTGAAGGCGATGGCATTTGAGAGTGTGAGCGCAGCTGCGCGGCCTCTTGCAACGCACCGGATAGCCTAGAGCGGCGCGGGTTTCCTGCCCGCGATACAAACGATACAATTTATCTCTTGCGCATTTTATGCGTACGTATATGTTGCGCATATCGGCACACCAAGGCCGCAACTAGAGGAACCGAGCAAATGACTACCCGATCCGACATTCTCCGCGCTGATGCCGACCGTAAAGGCATCCCGCTACGCACACTCGACGACGTGAAAGAAACGATTGCGGAACGCATTCGCATCAAGGCTAACCCTGCCAAGATGGCGAGCCTGATGCTGCGCCACGGGCGGCTGACTGACGAGGCGCGCGCGTGGCTCGCCAGCGAATATCCGCAAGCCTAACCACCATTCACCACTCGGCACGCCAATGCCGACCAACATAGAGGACAAACCATGCGATACCGTAAAGACAACTCCCCGCGCACCATCATTGCGAAGTTTGCCGGCAAATGCGGCTGCTGCGGCGGCACGATCAACGCTGGCCAAATGGTCGACTACATCCCGGGCAAGGGAATTTGGCACCTCAAGGCAATCGAGGGCAATTCCAGCAGCTGCTATGCCGAGCTTCGCAAGCGGCAGCAGGATCCGGGTTTCGTCGATCTTGACCGCATGTACGAAGACCAGTGCGCCGACATCTGCGGCCGCTAGTCTCGCCTTCCCACAATCCCCCGCGCCAACGGGCAACCTAGAGGACAGACAATGACCAAGCTCTACACCTGCAAGCACCATGACCACGCGCATTCCTACGTCGCGTGCGCGGATTGCGGCCATCAATATTGCCCGCACTACTGGCGGTCCTGCCCGCGCTGCAACGGCAATGGTTATGACAACATGTCTAACTTCAATGGCAAACACACCATTCCGCCGACCGGTGACGCGATCCGCCACCTTTGCGGCTATATCATCCACGAATTGACACACTGGACGGGCGCAAAAAGCCGCTTGGAGCGCGATTTCTCCGGGCGCTTTGGGACGCATGCCTATGCGCTCGAGGAGCTCGTTGCCGAGATTGGCGCGGCGTTCCTTTGTGCCGAATTCGGTTTCGACATTGTGAGCCGGTCGGCGGGATACCTCGACCATTGGCTGCAGGCATGCAAGGCGAACCCGCGCGCGATCTTCGCGGCCGCGTCCAATGCTTCGAAGGCAGCCGAATATCTGCGCGGCTTGGCGCTTGCCGAGCCCGTGGCCATGGCAGCGTGAGGGCCGCGCCATGGACTTCACCGAACGCATGGAACGCGGCCGCGACGCGGCGGCCGCCAAGAGGCACCGCGGGCAGACTACCGGCGCAAGCGCGGCCGACTGGAACCGCAAGCGCGGCGAGCATGAGGCCGGCACCTGGGACCATTTCGTGACGGTAGCCAAGGTGACACTGCAGCACGCCGTCGGCATGGCGCACGAGGAATATCTCAGGACGGTGTTTCCGGAGCGATACGACGACGTGACGCTTGACGAAGTGGTGGCGGCCCGCATTGCCGCCGAGCTCGACGCGATACCGTTCTAGGGGGAACCGATGAAACCGCACCAGCAAACGCTCGATCAATGCGAGCACGATCAGGCCGGCATGCTCAAAAGGCGCGCTGTAGCGGCATTGAAACCGAGCAAGCCGCAGCTGCCTTGCGACGTCGGCCTGTTCTCGGATGAAGCCGACCAGCTAGACCTTGTGAGCCTGTTCCGCGAGCGGTAGGCGCACTGTAGCGGGCCCGGGTAGCCGCCAAGCCGCCCGGGCCCTTTCACCATGCCGCGCGCCGTTGGCGCCTAGAGGCAACACCAAGGGGCAGCACGATGACCACGAAACAATATCTCGCCGCGATCAAAAAGCTAGGCTTGTCGCAACTCGGCGCGGGCCGATGGCTTGGCGTTTCGCCGCGCACCGCGCAGAACTATGCCGCCGGCAAGCCTATACCCGAGCCGGTGGCGAAGCTGTTGCGCCTGGTGGTACGGCTGGATCTGAAGCCGGAGGACGTGGCATAGCCTTTGCGCGTTTCCACCGCGCGCGCGCCGCGTTGCGGGCGATTTTCCGCCGCTTCCCGGGCGAGATTTTGCGTAGCCTACCATCACGCGCCTTTAGGGAACATTCGCGCGAGAAATCCCTGAGAACAAAGGGTTTTGCGCGCTGCAGCATACGCATGCTCACCTTGGTGAGCATAAGCCGTACGTGATCGCCGTTTCGCCGCTCCCAGCGCTCCTCCATCCGCGCCAGCGCTTCGGGATTCGGCCGCATCACGAGCTCGACGGCGAACAACTCAAGGAACACGTCCAGCACCGTTCCGCTCAAACCTTTCGCGCGTGTCGGGCCCAGCACCTTGTCGCAATGCCCGGTGGTGAGGCCGCCGACCTGATCGACGAATTCGTTGGACAATCCGAGCTGCGCTTTCATCCCGCGCAGTGCTTCGATCAGGTCGTCGGTGCAGCGGATCGGGGCGTCTGTCATTCGGGCAGCGCGTCGTTGGCATGGTTGCGGATGGCGATCAGCACGGTCTCGAGCTGCGCGCGGGCAATGCGGGCGGCCTCGGCTTCGGCCTTGGCGGCGGCGGTGCGCGCGCGCTCGCCCTCAAGCTCGCTCATGAGCCGCGTTTCGTTGCTCTCGAATTGCTCGATCCGCGCCAGCGCCTGGTCGCGCTCGGCAATCGCCGCATCGCGTGATTGCTGGATCTCCTCGATCTGCATGGCGATGCGCGCGGCGTTGGCGCTGAGCGGCGGCGGCGGCTCGGTCTTGCCGTTGGTCCGCACGTCGTAGCGCTTGCGCGCGGTCTCGCCGGCAAACTGCAGCCCGCGCTTTTCCATGATCCTGGCACCGGCCAGATAGCTTTCATCGGTGTTGTCTGAGCTGATCATCGGCTTCCCCATCGTTGCTCGAAACTCGGTTCCTCGTTGCCGTCCGGGTCGAATCGGATCGTGCGGACCTTGCGCGGCTCGACCTCGCCTGGAGGCGGCGGTGGCGGCTTGCGCGGCCTCACACGGTAGAATTTCCGTCGCGCCGCTCCATCGGCAGCGGCGGGCACCAAAACCGCACAGGCGGCCAGCAGGAGCGCGCGGCGGGTCATTCGGCGGCCTCCGCGGCAAGGCGGTCAGCTTCGGCGCCGATCATCACGGCGCTATCCATGCGGTCATCTGGTCGCGGGCCGCGGCGCAGGTCGACGCTGAGCTTTTTGAAACCCTCTGCCACATACGCGCGATCCTCAGCAGTCTGCGCCCCCGACTTCATCGCCTCGTCGAGCGGCACCGCAGCGAGCAACCCGGCGACGTGCGCCGCCATGGACCGCACCGGCTCGAGCAGCCCGCGCGCGATGGCGCGCAGCACCGCTGGAGCCGGCGCCCAGCGATAGTCATAGTCCTGCCCGCAATCGCCCTTGTGCCAGTGCCGCACGGCCTCCGCGACCGCCCACGGCGGCACGTCGTCGAGGGATTCGAGATACGCCTCGGCGCGCGCCTTGCCGGTCTCTGTGGATGCGCCCGCCACCGGATAGGTCAGCAGCATCTTCGCGACCACGCCGAGCCGCTGCTTGCGCGCGTCGGTGCCGTCATCGGACACTGTCGCGGCATTGAGCCTGACGAGGATCTTCTCAGCCTCGGCGCGCTCCTCAGTGCTCAATGATTGGCCCGCCGGCAGGTAAGTCCGCGTCGGCCGGTTCGGCCAACTGACCGTCCCGATCGAGATCCGCCGCAACTTCCGCAAGGCCGGCGAAGAAATCATCAGCACCGGATCGGCGAGGTGGGTGGTGAGATCGTTGGCCATTCGGGGTTTCCTTCGGAGGCTCATCGGTCCATCGGTGCTGGTTCAGCCACGTTGCCGGGTTGCACCAGGGCCGATCGTCGGTTTTCGCGACATACCGGCGCAATCCTGCAATGAGTTCGGTGAAATCGACGACGCGAAGCCGACGCACGTGCTCGAGCGCTTTCGCCGCTGCCTGCTTTCCGATCCTGTTCGGGTAGATTTCCCAAAATCGATCGAAGTGGTCAGCTGGCCAGCCGTCGTCGGCAGGCGTGCGCGCCGCGGGAACGGACGTGGGGGTTGAGGGGGTAGTTATAGGAAGGGGTGTGGGGGAACCATTAGAAGGGGGAGAAGGGGGCCTCTGATCATTCTGATCACTATGATCATTCTGATCAGAAATGATCAGTTCTGATCGCTTCTTTGCCTCATATCGGGCCTGCGCCTCTGCGTGCTTCGATCGTCCGCCAGTGCGCGCGGCCGCCGCGCCAGCCGCTACGGCAAGTTCAGTCACGAGCGCGATCTGATCAGGCGTCAGTCCGGTGCCGACGAGTTCAGCCGTGATCTCGCGGACGCTGCGGTTCATGCCGCGACTCCGCGCAGCAATCCCCACTGTTCCAGCGTGTCGATCGCCTCGTCGAGCCCGACGGCGCACGCCCAGAACGCGCCCGCGGCGAGCAGCTGCTCCTTCACGGCCAGCTGCTCGTCGCTCGGCTTTTGCTTCGCCTTGGCGGCGTCCTCGGATTTGAGCTCCAGCCCGTAGACGGCGCCGGCGCGGATCACGATCACGTCGGGCACGCCGCTCACCACGCCGAGCCCGGCATTGATGCCGCGGCTGCGGCCGCGCTGGTGAACACCGCCGTTCTTTGGGTGAAACGCGAAGACGCCAGGCGCCGGCCGCTGGCGCAGATGCTTGAACACCGCTTTCTGGATCTCGTTCTCGTTCACGACGTTGTCGGCCCCGCTCCGATCGCCACGCGGCCGCCGTCCTTGTCGATGAAGGCCGCGGTGTAGCCCTTGGCCTTCTCGTCCTCGGTCAGATCCGTCGGCGTGCCGAACGCCGCAACGGCGCGCTGCAGCCCGGATTGGCCCAAAGGAAGGTCAGCTAGCATCCCCAGCGCGTGCTTGTAGACGTCGACGGCGTGCTCGAGCGCTTCCTGCTTTTGCTTGTCGGCCTTCCGCACCTTGACGATGTGGCGCATCGCCTTGGTGTCGAAGCCGGCATCGTTTGCGGATGCGTAGATTTCGCCGATGTCGTCGACGATCTCCTGCTTCTCGGCTTCCCAGCGCTCGATTTCGCTGATGTAGCCCTTGAGCTGCGCCGCGCGCTCGGCGATGAGCGGGCCCCCATTATGCCCAAGCTTCGGTTCGGCCTGCTTTTTCTTCCGTGCCATGCCCGCCTCCTTGGTTGTGGAAAACACGAAAGGCGCCTCAAGCGGCGCAGCACGCAAACGCTACAATCACACCTACGAAAACCGGCCGCCGCGTAGGGCGCGACGACCGGCTTGCTCATTTCTCGTGCGACAGTTCTGTTTTTCCTGCAGTCCTCCCTGTGCGTTGCGAACTCAGCGCGCCGGCGACGGGCGCATCGACCACGCGATCAGGTGCGACGTGTTCGGCCCACCACGCGCGCGCGCGCGCGAGCTGGGCCGCTTTTTTCTGCTGGTACGTGAGAGGAACGGGATGGATGCGGGTGCGGCTCATGACTGACCCCGCGCGCGATCACGGCCTAGGACTTCCAGAACCGCAGAAAGGTCCGCGCGAACCGCCGCAGCTTCGTCACTACGAGGGTCCACACCAGTTTGCTTGTGGACGGCGAGTTCATGCTGCAGCCTCGATATTTCGGCCTCGAGCTCGCGGATCACCCTGGCGCGCAGTGCGTCACGCAGCCAGCCGGCGATCCGCTTGAGCCGATTGCGCTGCAGGTTTTCGATCGTACCCGGCGCGGCGCCGAGCGAGCGAGCGACATTGCGGCGCGCGCGCTGGCGGTCGCCACACCGCCGAGCCTCTTGATCGACAAGGAGATTTGCGAGGTTTCGCGCCTCGGTCGCTTCGGCCAACGCATTACTCATGACAGGCCCCCGATGGATGGTTTGTCCGCGCGCGCGGATGAAACGTCCTCGCCCGCGGATGCTTTTGCCGGCGCGCCCGCGCACGCTTGACGGCATGACGATCGATCACGAGATGAACGGACCCGCGCGGGTGTCTGCGTACGGAACGGCGCCAGCAGCTTGCCCCCGCTGGCGTCGTTCCGATGACGCTGTGGAATTAGCACCGGCCCGGCGCAGCGATGGATCCGGGAGGCTCCGGGCCGGGCTGCGCGACGGGAAACGACGGGACCCGCCGCGAAGGAATGGGCTACGGTCGCTATGCGCGAGGATCTCGGATTGCTTGTGGCCAGCGCGGCGTCGCTCGCTATCGTGCTCGCCGGGTTCACGATTTGGGCGATCTGGTGGTGAGACGAAGCAGTTCCGTGCGGAGCAGCGTTCACGGAATTGTCAATTGCGCAAATTGGATATGCGTCAGCAAAGTTGTGGAAAACTGCCCACCCGTTGCGGCATTCGGTATCGGGGAACTGACAATTTCGACACGGCCGAAGGTACAATGTCCGCTTGTGTACCCGTCTGGGGGGTACTCTATGAGCGAAATCGTTCGGTTCCCGCGCCGTCATGCGCACGCGCTCTCTGTCGGCGCGGTGGGCGCGCGGGCAACAAGGCTCGCAAACAGTTCAAGCGTGATCTCGTTGCGGCCGCGCTCGCCGGCGAGCCGCACCAGCGCCACCCAATGCGGGGACGGGATGCCGCCGCGCCGCGTGCGCCAGCTGCTCACCGTGGAGTCGGACAGTGACAGGGCGGCGGCGACCTGGCCGGTGCCACCGAGTGCATCGATGATCGAGCCTGCTGTGGTCATACCGACCCTTATAGTTCGCACGCCGCGAACCAGTCAAGAGTTCGCAAGCCACGAAACGACATTTTCCGCCGACCGTGTTCCACTTTCGCCCATGGTCGACCCGCCCAAAAAAATCGGCGAGAGGCTCAAGGCACTGCGCCTGGCGCTCGAAGTGCCGACTCAGATGGCGTTTGCGAACGAGATCGGCGTCGAGAAAAACACCTACAATCCTTGGGAAAAAGGGTCACGCGTCCTGACCTTTGAGGGCGCCTGCCTGATCCGCCGGCGGTTCGGCGTGCCGCTCGACTTCCTGTTTTTCGGCGAGATGGGCGGCCTCCCGGTATGGCTGCACCGTAAACTGATCGACCAGCGCGCCGCCTGATAAAGTTCGCAGACCGCGAATTATTTCTTGACTAGTTCGCACCCCGCGAACTATGGTGATTTCCAGCAATGGAGGTCACCATGCCCCGGATCCTCACCGCCCCCCTTTTCGATGACGACCTGCCGCGACTCGCCACCGGCGACAACTGGATCGCCTGGTACGACGGGCCGCGAGGGGCCGGCGAGCATGGCAGCGGCAACACCGAGGCGCGCGCCGTCGCGGATCTGATCGAGAACCACCCGCGCGGCTATCCGGACTGCGAGCGCACGATCGCGCGCGCGGCGCGGATCAAGCGCCTGTTCTCCACGCTGCACAGCGACACGATCGCGGCGCTGCAGGCTGCGGAGTGACGATCATGTGCCTCCCCGGATACGACGACTGGAAAACGCACAACCCGGACGACAACCGCTGCGAGTTCTGCGGGGTGCATCCCCGCGAGTGCCGCGGCGGCTGGCAGCCGGATCGCTGCACCGGAGAGTGCCGCCGAAGCTGGCGCGATCCTGACTACGAATACGACCAGATGCGTGATGAGCCGCTCGATCCGATGCGCGGCGTCGATTTCCCCTTCGCGGAGAACCACTGACATGCGTGACGACCTTATCGCCATGAAGCACGCGCTGATCGCCGAGGGCGTCGCGGTCGCGCTGATCCTCGCCATGGGGTTCATCTGGATGAGGCTAATCTGATGATCACGAAGCCCGGTACCTACATCAACATCAGCGCCGCGGACTATCACGCTGACCCGTGCCCGACGCCGAGCCTGACGCAGTCGATCGCGAAGATCCTGCTCGAGCGCTCGCCGCTGCACGCCTGGCACGCTCACCCGCGGCTCAACCCCGACTACAAGCACGACGACGACACCAAGTTCGACGTCGGCAACGTGGCGCACAAGATGCTGCTCGGCCGTGGCAAGGACATCGAGGTGCTGGACTTCAACGACTGGCGCACGAACGCCGCGAAGGAGCGGCGCGACGAGGCTATCAAGTCGGGCAAGATCGCGGTGCTCGGCAAGACGATGGCGAAGGCCGAGCGAATGGTCAACGCTGCGCGCGAGCAACTCGCCGCCTTCGGGATCGACCAGTTCGATGGCGACAGCGAAGCCGTGATCGCGTGGGAGGAAGACGGCATCTGGGCACGCGCCATGATCGACCGGCTATCCTCCGCGCGCACGCTGGTGGTCGACTACAAGACGAGCGGCATGTCGTGCTCGCCTCACGTTCTCGGCCGGATGATGGACTCGGCGGGCTGGCACATCCAGGCCGCGATGCACCAGCGCGGGCTCGACGCCGTGCACCCGGCGAGCAAAGGGATGCGCCAGCACCTGTTCGTCGCGCAGGAGGACGAGCGGCCGTATTGCCTGACCGTCGCCGAGATCCCGCGCGACGCACTGAGCATCGGCGGCAAGATGATCGACGCGGCGTTCACGCAATGGCGCCGCTGCATGCGCGCCGATCACTGGCCCGGATACGCGCCCGAAATCGTCAAGCCCGAGCTCCCCGGCTGGGCGGAGCAGCAATGGCTAGACCGCGAGATCAAACAGGCCGCGCGCGCCCGCGTGCCGAGCGCCTCCGACCCCGATTTCATGATGGCAGGCTAGATGCGACCGAACCGCAGTCTCGTTCACATGCTCGCCGTGTTCGCGACGCGAATGGAGATCGACCACGCTCCGGCCGACATGGTGAAGGCGCTAAAACTGCTTTCGTCGGATCGAACAATACGCGCGGCCGAACACCGCAATTGGAGCGCCGAGCAAGAAAAGCGCGTTGAGCGGCAGAGAACCCTGTTTGCGATGCTGCCGAGCACGAACGCAACCGACCGCCTCAAAGACGCGATGCTACAGCGTGCCTACGACCTTCTCTGGGATGGCGACTCCATGGGGTGCGATGCGCTCATCGAATTCATGCCTGAGCGCGATGTCACAAGGATGCTCGACGCATGGTCGCACGACTTTGAGGGCGACGTTCCGAAATCCAAGTTTCACGAGGCAGGATCATGAACCAGCACAGCGGCGCGACCGCATTCCGTCCGGCGACGCGCGCCGAGGCCAAGCCGCTGATCGGGCTCTATGCCGAGTCCGGCAACGGCAAGACGTGGAGCGCGCTGCTGCTCGCACGCGGTTTCGTCGGGCCAAACGGTAAGATCGGCATGATTGAGACAGAGGGCGGCCGCGGCGAGGCGAACGTTGGGCGCGAGCCGGTCGGGCAATACCTCGTGCGGCCGATCCGCGGCAGCTTCTCGCCGGAGGAATACGGTAAGGCAATCACCGATGCCGAGGCCGCCGGGCTTGACGCGCTGATCATCGACAGTGCGAGCCACGAATGGGAAGGCGCCGGCGGTGTGCTCTCGATGGCGGCCGACAACCAGGCGAAGGGCGTCAAGGGCGTGCTCGTGTGGCAGCAGCCGAAGATCCAGCATCAGCGCAATTTCATGCTGCGCCTGATGCAAACGCCGATCCCGCTCGTCATCGTGTGCATGCGCGCGAAGTATCCGATGGAGCAGGTCAAGGGCGAGTGGCAACGATCGAAGGTGCTCGAGCCCAAGCAGGCCGACGACATCCTGTTTGAGATGTTTGTGCACGGCTGGATCGACGCCGAGCACAAACTGCACGTCACCAAATACACGCTGCCAGAGCTCGCGAACGTCATCAAAGACGGCGAGCCGATCAGCATCGACACCGGCCGCCGCCTCGCCGAGTGGGCGAAGGGCGGCACAGTCACGCCGCACCAACAAAAGGATACCGCGGCGGACCCGGGCGCCTCGCCTCCGCCGAACAAAGAGAGCGAGGCGCCCGACGTTCCTACAGCAGAGAGCTACGTCGAGCGGTGGACGACGATGCTCAACGGCGCATCGAACGCCGCGCACGCCGAGGCGATCGCGAAGAACTGGAATAGCGAGAAGCCGCTGCGCAACAAGATCATCTGGCCGGAAGACGACACGTTCGAGCGACTCCGCAACAAGGTGACCGACGCCGTGAAGATGCTCAAGGAAGGCACGACCACGTAGATGCCGAGTAAGTGAGGATGAACCAATGACTAAACACACACCAGGGCCATGGATGGTCGAGGAATATGGCGACGATGATACGCCGGTACTGGTGATCCACAAGGACAGCGAGACCCGCGTCTGCTTCATGGCAACGCCTGGATCACACGGCGACCCGGCGAAGATCGAGGCCGACGCTCACCTGATCGCAGCCGCACCCGATCTGCTCGCTGCGCTCAAGGCGATGGTCAATGCGGTCGGAAACCATCCCGTGACGAGCGTTGATGAAGCCGAGCGCATTGCGCTTGCTGTCATCGCGAAGGCCGAGGGCTGCTAACATGACCTCACTTACACAGGCTCAACGCGAAGAGGTCATCAAGACCCTCGCCGAGTTCTTTCTTGACTCGTTCGCTGAGGATGCGGCGGGGGTGGCCGATTGGATCGCCCAGGGTGGCCAAGACGTGGACATGTTCTACGAGGACGTGAAGCTCATCAAGGCCGACACAATGGCCGCATTAACCGCGCTTGAACGCGCGCCGGATGGCATGCGCGAGGCACTGGAGCGCATCGAAAGATGGGAGCTACCCGCGACCAACAAGTTCTGGGATCGCGAGAAGACACAGCCCGTTAGCTACGAAGCGGAATTTGGCAGCAACGGTGCGCGTGAGTTCATTCGCTGCCTTGCTCGTGAAGCGTTAGCTGGGCGTCCACTTCCGACGCCCGCCGCGCCGCCCGCAATTGTTGCCGATCAGTGAGGATAAAAGATGGTCATGATCCCGGCTGAGACGCTTGAGATGACCGAGGCCGAACATAAGGCCCGTTTGGCTGCTGTCCGCGCCGATAGCGAACGGATGGCCAGAGAGATCAATTCACTGCGGGCAACGCTAGTTGTCATCCACGAAATTACCCAGAACCATTTAGTGCCCGCATGGCAGGCCCTCGAAAACATCGCGGCAATGGCTGCCGCCGCACTCAAGTCCGCAGAGTACGGAGAGACCAATGGCTAAGGAAATCGTGCGCTGCATCAATTGCGAACGCGACTGCACGCAACATCATTGGATGTGTGATCGCGACGACGGCGAATGGTGTCATGAGTGCTGGGAAAAGACGGCCTGCAGTCAGGGCGTCCACGGCGAAGGATGTCCGACAAGAGTCTTCACGGTAGAATCCGAAAAACACGAGGGATGATATGGCAGCAAGCCCGCTGGCAAAGAAGATAGCGAAGGCGATCCTTGATGACGTGACTGACCGCCGCGGCTGGCGGCAGCAATGGGACCAATTCGATGACGACATCAAGCGCGAGATCAGGCGCACATGGCATAAGCTGATCGACGACGCACTGGCGCAGGATAAGTGAGATGGACGCATTAGGTGAACGTATTATCCGCGAGCGCGCTGAGATCGCGGCTAAACGCCAGCGCGGGGCAGCCCTCCAAGCCGAAGCCTTGAAGCTGTTCGAGGAGTCCGACGAACAAGCGCGCTTGCTTGAACTAGCGCGGCTTGGCGCATTAACCGCAGGTAAGAGCGAATGAGCAAGGTCGTTCTCAGCCTCTGCGACCGCACCGGCAACATGGTGCAGCCGTGGCTCGTTGCGGGCTACGAGGCTGTGACCGTCGATCTGATGCCGGCACCCATACCGCAGACCAGGCGCCACCACTTCACCGCCGATATCACGGAGTGGCGCTATCCTCTCCGGTTCGGCCCGCCCGCAATCGTGTTCGCCTTCCCGCCGTGCACCCACCTAGCTGTCAGCGGTGCCCGCTGGTTCAAGGGGAAGGGCATGGGCGCGCTGATCGACGCGCTCCGCATCGTGGAAGCTTGCCGCGAGATTTGCGAGGCGTGCGGCGCCCCTTGGATGATCGAGAACCCGGTGAGCACGCTCGCGACCTACTGGCGCAAACCGGATCACACGTTCCACCCGTGGCACTACGCCGGCTTTGAGCTGGGCGACAACTACACCAAGAAGACGTGCCTCTGGACCGGCGGCGGGTTCGTGATGCCGCAGTCGAACGTGCATCCAGAACTCACCAACCCGGACGACCGCATTCACAAGGCCCCGCCGAGCGACGAGCGCGCGGACTTCCGCAGCGCCACGCCCATGGGTTTCGCCCGAGCCGTCTTCCAGGCGAACCATCCGAGAGCGAGGGCCGCCGCATGAACTCCGTAATCACCACGGGTAAGTGCGAATGATTAAACCAGACTTCAACGACGCTGATGACGTTCTCGAATATGCCGCTCGGCTGATCGAAGATTCAAGCCTGCTCGATCTGTGCGGAGTCATGGCAAAGCGCAAGCGTGACCGCGAGGATGCCGATCTGCGCTTCCGCACGATTCAAGAGACCCGAGCCGAGATGGCCCGCCATATCCGGGCGATGAAATCCCGTCCTGATCTCGACGCTAGGAACGTGCTCGCCAAGCTTGCCGCGCTACCGTCGGATGGTCGTAACCACGACATGCACTTGCGCGATGCATGGCCGCTCGCGTGGAAAGGCTGGTGCAACATCAAATGCACCGTGATCTGCAACAGCAACTGTTGTCCGCCCGAGACCGAGTATCGCATCGAGATCACCGACTACGGCCGCGAGATTTTGGCCGCAGTGAACATCCATCAACGCGGGGAGCCAGATGGCTAAGCCGCTAAAATTTCACCAGACCCTCAACCTTCCTCCAAGGAGTGCGAAGCATGGCCAGCATCGGCGATCCAGTCCGCCGTCACACCGTCATCCCATTGTCCGAACCGATCACGGCTCCGGAGGGTCCAGTTCGCGTTCCTGGTTCACCGGATGGGAACCCCTCGTATTCCCCGAACCCGAACCGCCAGCCGTCCCCTATGCCGGAATACGAACCGGCGAACTGATCGGCTACCGGCTGTGGTGGGTGATCCCGGAGGCGGGCGAGCAATGGCTGTGCTCGCTCGCGCATCGGCAACTTTGGAATCCCGGCGAGACGATCAGTGGCGACCTGTCAAAGATCGTGTCTCATTCATTCCTATGGGCCATTTGGGGCGGCGTATATGCGTTCGACCGCTGCGAGCACATTGCTCGCGATTGGTTGCATATGCAGCAACAGGTCAATGGACTTGCTCAGTTTCGCGGAGTTCCTGGAAGCGTGATCATCGGTGAATGGGTGCCTGCCTTTGAGACTGGGACGTTCGTATCCGGAACGGTCAAGATGTGGGGCGATGTTGTCGAGCACGAATTCGGCTACCGCGCCGAGTTTGCCAAGCTCAATTCAATCGATGTGATGCACGGCCCCGGCGACATCGAAGCATTGCGCGAGCGGTACGGTGTTGGCCGCACTCTACGGGAGAAAACGTGATGAGCCAGCACGTCCCACCGTGGCAAGACAAGGAGACCTTGTGCGCCAACATCTGCGCGTCCGAACGGACTGTGGATACCTGGGTTGCACAAGGCATTCTGCCGCCGCCGCGCAAGCACGGTGGTAAGCTCATGTGGAAGTGGACCGAAGTCGATGCGTATCTGACCAACGGACAGCCGGGCCGGTCACCCGACGCCAAAGCCGACGAGATCAGAGATGCCACACGACGAGCGCAGGAAAATCGTGCCCGGCACTGACGACAGGGGCGCATGATGGAAAAGGCTGCGCAAACTATCAGGCAATACCTTGGCCCGTTCGGGTGCCAGACTAAGATGCTCGACTATGAGCGCTTGCTGGAAACGGCCAAATTGGCATTCGACGTTTCTGGTACAAACCTGATCGATGTCGCCTACAAGGTGAAGGGGCTGGGCACGCGCGAGCGATCTGCGCGAGTTAAAGAGGCGATACGCACACACTGGCCGACCCCGAATGTGTTGTGGCCAGCAAACTGTCCCGTTCGGCGCAGTCTCTCCAAGGAGCCGACATGACCTTGACCGCTGACGACAGCTTCGCGGCCCTGGTGCGCGCCTTCAAGCGGGCGCCGAAGTTTCTTGCCTATGCGCAGGCGACGCGCGAACTGTGGGGGCGCGAGCTCGACTTCGCGGCGCGGCCCGATTGTCTCGGTTCGCTCTCGCTGCACGAGATCCGGCCATCGCTGGTGCAAGCCTACATGGACGGCCTGACGGGCTTGCCGGGCAAGCAGGCCGCAGCGCTGTCGGCGCTCAAGCAGCTCGAGAAGTGGGCCGTGGTGCGCGACCTGCTGCCGCGCCAGATCACGCTCGGCGTCGAGACCGAGGACTCGGACGGCGGGCATGTCCCGTGGTCGCCCGAACAAGTCGCCTATGCCGAGGCCAACCTGGCGCCGCACCTCGCCCGCGTCATCACGCTCGGCGCGAACACCGGCCAGCGCGGCTCGGACCTGATCCGCATGGGCTGGACCGACATCGAGACATTCGACGGGATCGAGGGCATCAAGGTTGTGCAGCGCAAGACGGGCCGCGAGGTGTGGATACCGATCACGAGCCCGCTCGCGACCGCCATGCGGACCTGGGAGCGCCTGCCGGGACCGTTCCTGCGGCGCGCAGACGGCGGCCCATGGACGCGCAAGGCCCTGACCGATGCCTGGAGCCACCAGCGCGACACGAGCCCTACGTTCGCCTCCTATCGCCTGTGCGGGCCTGACAAGGATCGGCCGCTGGTACTGCACGGCTTGCGCGGTCACGCTTGCGTCGTGCTCCTGCGCGCCGGGGCGAACACCCGCCAGATCGCCGACATGGTTGGTATGTCGGAGGAGATCGTGGCGACGTACACGCGGCTTTCCGAGCAGCGGGCCAACGCCGCGGCGGCCGTTTTCCACCTCGAGCGCACAATCCGAGAACGGAATTTCGATAAGTCGAAGGGGAAGGGATAGCTAAATGATTGATATTGTTGCGGTCACCGTATGCCGTTATTATGGCGAACGTTGTTTTCATTGGGGAATTTCCCCATGACCGGGCGCAAATCGGCGCAGATCGCCGAACTGCTCGACCGGCTGGAGAAGGCGACAGGGCCGGATCGGTCAATCGACCTCGACATTGCGCGCCTGCGTGGCGTGACTGTCATGCGCCAGCGGGATGATGACAGCGGCGCCGACGAATACACGCATTGGCGCTACACCGAGTCGATCGACGCCGCGCTGACGCTGGTGCCAAGCGGCGCTCGCCTGCGCGAGCTTGGTCAGTGGGGCGACAACGGCCGCCCTGGCGGGTGGTTTGCTTGCGTCCTGCGCTGGCAACGCGAGATCGGCGGATGGTGCGAGGTGCCATACGACTATGGCGTTCCTGATCACGACACTGATCGCGTTCCGCCACTCGCGCCGAACGGCGCCATCGCTGTGTGCATCGCTGCCCTCAAAGCCGACGGAGCACAGTCATGACCGACACTCGCATCCCCGCCCTGATCGCCGCCCGCCAGATCATGACATGGGCACGCGGCAAGCCCGAGCCGATCCGTCAGATCGCAGCCGTGCTGGTCGCACAACTCCGAATCTCGGCGAGGTGTCCGAACTTCACAGCAATGCACAAGGCGGTGGCAGCGAGCGCCAAGCGGCTCGAGGCTGCGCGCTAAAGAGACGCCAGCACAGTGTCTAGTCCGATCAATGGGTTGAAAGTCAATGAGTAGGCAGGAAACCGCATAGCGCGGCGTGGAGAGGTGAGGGACAGAGACATGCATATCGAACATATGACAATAGAAGCGTGGACATTGATATCGTTCCTCGTAGGGGCAAGCATAGTCGCCCTCTTCGGACGTTGAGCGGCAGGGAGCCGCGTGGAGAGGAAAATGGCAGAGAACGAAATTCCGGCAGAGCACAAGCTGCCCTGTGACTTCATCGTGGGACACATCCGGTTCCGCAAAGGCGTTAAACTGGAGACTGTCCGGCGAGCCGCCGATCGTTGGCACAAGGCCGCCTGCGACGCAGTGCCGGTCAACCCCGTCACGCTGGACGAGCCGCTGAAAGACATCACGCCTGAAAACCTGCACCCGGAAATCTAGCGATGGCAAAGATTGAATCGCTCAAACCCCGCTTCGAGAACATGCAAGCTTTGCTCGCGCGCATCGCCGAGGACGAAGAAGCAGAAGGCTTTATCGGTTGCGTTCTTCGGAAGGACGGCACGATGGTGCCGGTCAGCTTTGAGGCGACGCGCGATCAGATGGCGTTCGCTGCGGCGATTTGGTTGAGGGATTGCGTGGAGGCTGAATGACCGTACTCAAGGCAAGTAAGTGAGGATCAGATGGGACAGGGACTTGTTAACGCACACGCTGCTGCCGCCAATCTAGAGCGCGGCGACCAGATTACCGACAACGACCCTCGGATGCCGAACAGGCGACTTGAGATTCTACGGTTCGAGGCTCATGAGCATGATAGCCGATGCGTCCTCGCCGTCTGTCGCACCGTTGGCAGTCGCTTCCCGAGAGAGTTCAGGATCAGGGTTGACCGCATCTTCACCGACGGGAAGTCGCGAAAATCCGGCTTCTCGCGACCGCCGCGCACTTAGGGGCCGAAAATGGGAAGACCTGATTGGCAACCGATCGACACGGCGCCGAAGGATGGCAGCGCAATAGAGGCGCGCGGGCATAACTGGGGCGACAAGACAGCGGGCCGCCACCGACGACTTGCCCGGTGGGATGGTGTCCGGTGGCATGATCTCTACGATGAAGATGCAACTCTCAGCTATTTGCATGAGTGGCGCCCGTGGGCTGGGTGGCGCCGTACTCATGGGGAAACAGCATGACTTTGACGATGGAAAAGCTTCTTGATGCGTGCCGGCTGGTCGAGCGGATCGAGCGCGAGACAGGCGGCCCGATCTACCCGACGCCCTTCAACGGCGTCCAGGTGTTTGAGGATCACAACTGTCTCGCCGACACGACCGAGCGCACGTTCCCGGTTTCGCGGCACCGCTCACGGCGGGTCCACAAGAAGCTGGTGAAGCGGCACGGTGGCGAGTTCAAGAAAGAGCCGGCGATCTTCCAAATCCAAGGGCGCATCTACGCGCACCCAACTCGCTATGCGGAGTTGCGGGCCGCCTTCAAACCGCGTTGATGCGTCGTCAGAGCAGAGGAGGAACGATGAAGGCCCAATTTGTCTATGTCCCGTACAACACGAAGGGACGCTACTTCGCGATGGGCGGCGTTTCGCACTCGGCCGAGCGCGCCCGCAACTTCATGGCGAGCGACAAGGACGAATGGCGACGTGACCGGCGCAAGGGTTGGAAAATCCTGAAATGCAAACTCGTGCCGCCGAAGTCACGTTGACATCACAAGAGTTCCCCAAGATGGGATGGCTGATCTTTATCATATGTCTCGCTGTACTCTCCGCAGGAATCCTGCACTTTCAGATGTGGATAGACTCTCACGATGACTAAGCGCGAACTGAAGTTCGACAAGGACGGGAACTGGATTTGCCCTCATGGTTTCGTGACGGGGTTCTTTTCAGTGCCGGGGGCGCCACATCTGATCGAGCACAGATCATGCGGCATCTGCTGCGAGGAGATTTCGGAACACCTCGCTCGCGTTGACGGTGAGGAAACGCGACGTATTGAAAAATAGACACAAACGGGTGATTTTTGGACATGAGCGACATCCACGCAAGGCTGGTCGAGTGGCGCGACGCCAAGAACCTTCGTCGAGAAGTACGACAGCTTGCGGGGGATGCCGTAGCCGAGATCGATAAGTTGCGGGCGGCGCTCAAGGACTGCTCAGACGAGCTGGCCGAATTCATCGAGCACCACTACGCCAAGACGAAGGATCACCCGGCAATGAAGCGCCGGTACGATCGCGACATGACAACCGTCTTGGCGGCGCGGGCGCTGCTCAATTATGAGCAGAAAACGCGGGAATGACAATGAGCCACGAGTTTCACGACGACTGGTACATTGAGCCGACCGGCGAAAGTCGCATCCTTGACCAAGAGAAGGTTGCCAAGGAGATTGCATGGCTGCGATCCTCAATTCTCGTTGAACGCGAGTGCTGCGCGCGGATCGCAGAATCCTTCGAAAAGGATTACCCTGTCGAGGTTCGGCACATGGCAAAGCGCATTGCGGAAGTGATCCGAAGACAGCCGGCGCCACGTTGATAAGCGATGACTACGAAAGGAACGGAACATGCCGACGCAGGCTGAGATCGAGGCGGCTGCGCGGGCGCTCGTGCCCTATGCGCTCGGGGCTTTTGAACTACAGCGCGACGATGATGGCAACCGCGTGCAGCCAGCACTCCAGCCGAAGCCGCATGCACTCCATGCCGCCCGCGCCGCCCTCGAGGCCGCCGAGCGCGTCAGGGCGACTACGGCGTGCCGCGGCGGTCGCGCTCCGCTTGCGCCAGGCGATTGTTGATCTCTCTTACCCCGACCTCGATCGCGACGAGCCTGCCTTCCATCGTTCTGTCCGCGTCCGCGCGCGCGAACCTGGCGGCATCGAACGAAACCCGCAAGCCTTCGATCGCCTTCTCTGCCGCGACGAGCCTCGCCTCGTGATAGCCGACGTCGCTCTTGAGTCCGACCGTCCAGACCACCATGCCGATCAGCAGCACGACCGCGGCGAGCGATACTCCGGTGTTGAGATTGATCTGCGGGTAGAGCCCGTCTTTCGGTGAGATGCCGTCCCGGATCTCGGCCATCAGGGCGTACCAAGTGGCAGATGCGGTATCGCGCATGGCTGATGTGCAAATCGCTGACATGTCCGCAAAAGAAACGCATAGATTGCGTGATGTCTACGTGAGGCAGGCGTCAAATCGTATTTAACGCTCGGATGGGCAAAACCACACTGATCGCAAACTATT